GTCCCTTGATAGAATTTTAAAATGTTCGGTACAACAGATGTGTCTAGCCATAGGTCTCCTGACGTTGGGGTTGAAGGTGTTGTTGAAGCAACAGATATCTTTGCTTTCTCACCAAGTGTTGAAGCAAGTTGTGATACTTTAGCTTGAGGTATCTGGTCGTCTGATACTGATATCTTTGCGAAGTCAATCAAACCATTAACAGCATACTCGTCTTCCAACATAAGGCCAGCGACGTTTGTTTGTGCTTGGTTCTCAACAGTTAAGATGGAAGCAACATCAGCGTTGTTTAAGGGTGTTAAGAATGTAATAGTGTCTGTTGCGGCGGACTGAACATAGTCGTATACAGCGCCCTCACGTTGCAAGATACCGTTCTTGTAAACCAAGATTCGCTCTTGGTCAGTGTGTACAAAAGGAACAACAGCAACTGTACCAGAAGCTATGTAGTCCAGGCGACGGTAGTTCGTTACAGCACCAGCACGAATAGATATAACTGCGACATCATCACCAGTATTTACAGCCGAAGCAAGGGTGATAGTGTCGGTTGATTCATCATACGTATAGTCTGGTGATAATCCAGTTCCTCTAAGGAGTACACCGTTCTTGAGAAGAAGAATGTCTTCGGTATCCGTAGAAAAGGAGTATGAAATTTCGGTAACCCCATCGGACGCAATGACTGTGTCTTGACGGTTAAAGAACAATGGTCCTTCAATTGTACCGAGGTTTTGTCCAGCAGGGCCACGAATGTCTGATATGTCAGCAAGGACTTGCCAACCAGTTTCGACGTCTGTGTATTCTCCGACTCGATACTCAAGCCCTGCTTCTGTGTTGAGTCGCATCTCGATAGGTCCATCGAACTCGCCCTTCTCATTGAATAGTTGCGTGAATAACTCACCAACAGTCTTGTCTCCAAGTTCTGCTGCGTTAATGTAGCGCACTAAGTTCTCAATGTCTGCATGAATGTTGCCTGAGCTAACATAGTTTTGAGGATGCTGTTGTCTAAGTCTTGCCATCTTATCTTCTTTCTCTGCGCTCTTGCTCTATTAAAACAGCAAGTCCTATTATCTTGATACGCCCCTGACCACCAGTTGTTTTTATTTTAAACCTCACGCCCTTGTATTGATGACGGAACTGTCGGCTATACTGTCTTGATAGCGGAAGAAAGGTGTAGTTGTCATCCTCATTTTCATCGTTATCTAAATCAATCTTAATTACTTGAAGCTGTTTTCCCTCATTATTAAAGGCAGTTATCTCTATTTGCCCTTGACCAGATGCTTGTAAAATAATCTGTGCAGAATGTTTTGTCTCTGTTAACGAGTCGTGCCAAAGGATTGGAGTGTCCACTTCTAGTTCAGGAAGGTTAGTAACACCATCTTCTTCGTACTCAAGAGAGTTGAATATACCACCAGCAGTACCTACACATGTTGTCCCACCAAGTGAAGCACCACATCTAGGGTTAAGGTAGTCACCAGTAGACCACTTGTTTGTAGCATCAGGTGATGGTGATATAGTTAGGGTCAACCTCTTGGATTGGATGTCTGTTTGTGGGAAGAAGACGTGGTATTGACCGTTGTCTCTATCATAAAATGCCGATATATCACGAGGGTCTTTGACACTGCGAACAAGCTCTTTGTACATCTCTTCTATCTTTGAGGACAAAGGAACAGCGTAGATTGTGATACCGTTTGTCTCTGATCTTCGCAATGAATGGACACCCGATCGTGAGCAAAACAATAAGTCTGTCCCCACATTAGCAATTGAATTGTGAGATAGACAACCAACACCAATTGATGCTTTGTCGTCTATCTGAAATTGATTGAAGTCGGGTGATATAGAATAAATAATTGTTTGGTCATTGGTGAAAACCGCAAGCTTTGACTTCTCGAATACACCAAGGCCAGTAATCTCGTCAGATGTACCAATGATATTCTTTACATCAATGTCTGCTGCGCGTGTGACTGCTGTATTAGTTTCTTCTTCGTCACGCGTAAATATTTCCTCGTTATCAACTTGAGATAAATCGACTACGGTTCGTCTGTCATTACCACCAGAGATGGCAAGTCTTCGCTGAATAGCAACACCAAAAGCTGGTCGCTCTGTTTTGTTTTCTGATTCCTCAAATTTTAAGCCGTCATAAATATACATCGGCTCGTTTTGGGAAAAGAATATAATCCTATTATTAAAGATTGTTGATGTCACAACTGCTGTTGATGGGTAAACTTCTTTAAGCTCTATGTTGTTCGGCTCTGACTTTAGTGTGATTCCTCCGCCATCTACTTGTGCCCATGCAACTAAGTCTCTGCCATAGAAGTTGATGTGCTTGATGAGTCTGTCGCCAGGAGAGGTTGTTCTAGGAGCATAACCTCTATCGCGAAGTATAATTCCTCTGAAAGATGAGTAGCCATTATTGAGGACAGCGAGGTGTTGGTTTTCTCCTGTGTCTAAAGATGCGATGTCGCGTGAAGTATCAAGCCCTTGAAAGTTATCGTAACTATAGGGACGAAGAAGCTTTCCAGTGGGGGAGTTGACGCTTGTCATTACCGCTTGTCATCCTTATCAACTGTATTCATTTCGATCTTTCCTGATCCGTACTTCCGTTGGTACATGACTTGGTTTAGGGTTTGCATGTACTCGAGGCCAAGTGTGTTGGACTTAGTGCTGTCCATCCATTTGGCGTAGTGGTACGCAAGACCACCAAGGACAATGACGTCTGGTATTGGCCTGATGTCTTGTAAGCTTGTGTAGTAATCAAGGTCAGGGTAAGAAGTGTATGGGTGAAGTCGAATGTCTTCTACGATCAAGTTTGCGTAGCGAAGCATGATGCGCTTAACTGAGGCGTCCATACTGTCGGAATCCATATTACCAAAGCGTTCGTACGCATCAGTCATTAAATCTTCGAGGGGGGAGAACGGCTCTGATAAATGTATGTTGAGAGATGAGCGTCTGTTGCGGAGCTTACTATCCTTGTTTTCTTCTTCCCATGCATCGTTCGCTGTGCGAACAACGTCAGGCCTAATGTCAGACTTTAGGTCATGCGACCCTGGTCTTTCTTTCAGGTCGTCATCAAGGTGTGTAGGTTCGTTCGTTTTAGGTGCGCTCATCTAGCCCTCCATTAAATGGTCTTCTTTATTTTACCATGTTGGCAAAGCATATGCTTCCCAAAAGATTCTGCGTCCTTGTTATCGACAGACCAAATAACCAAAGTCTTTGAGTTGTCGAATGTTGGGCGGTATTCTTTTCCATTAGCACGGATAACTTGGTAACAATCTTTGTGGGGGGAAACGAACAAGGTTTTATTTTTTTTCTTCTCGAACTCCTCCATAACTTGGTCAGATGCTTTCTTTGCTGCCTCGTCTGCTGCAACCAATGCTTTTGCCTCGATGATCTTTTGATCTTCAGTTTTGGGGTTAGTATCTTTAGGGGCTGGAGTTGAAGGAGCAGTCTCATCCTTGTTCTCTGGAATTGCAGGTGTAACAACATCCTCCTTCTTGGCAGGTTCTGTTGCTGTGATTTTTTTTGCAGGTGATTTGTTAGGTGCTTTGTTGACCTTAGTAACTGTTGGTTTTGACATCAGTGTCTCCGTTCGTTGGTTAAAATAAAAGAGCCGAGTTTCCTCGGCTCAATTATATAACTAATTATTAGAACATGTCTTCCCTTAATTAAGAGATGGCTGCCCAGTTCTTGATCAATGAGTGTACTTTACCTTGTGTTAGCTCAAGGCCACACTCAGTTAAGTACTGGTGCTTAACACCATCAAAGTCATTGTTCTGGATGTTCTTCTGCAATGTTGTGTCACGTGATTCCATGTAACGGTACTTAACGTGAGGCATATCAATGATAACCATCATGTCTTGACTGTCAGGAATCTGACGGAACATTGGGTGCAATTGAACAAGTAAGTCACCAGCGAAGGTTGAGTAGCGTGTCATGGATACACCATAAGAGCCATCTACCTGTGTTGGTTGCCAACGGTTCTTCGCAAGCTCTTGCATGTGTGCAATAACTTTAGGACCACAGAAAGCAACTTTCTGAGTTGACCCGTATGCAAAGATGTTTTCAACTAACGCACGGTCAAATGACTTCTCGGAGATAACTCCATTTCCGTCGCCGTAAGGGTTAGTGTCTGCATCGATAACATTTGGAATCATAGAAAGTAATCCGCCTGTAGTACGAAGTGGTTGTGAACTTGTCCCATTAATCTCGGATTTATTACCGAAGAAGAACGCACGCTCAACATCACTCATATGTAACTTCAAAGACTTCATCAACTGCTCTTGTTCTTTAGAACCAGTACGTAAGTACGTTTGTTGTAAAGTACCAGAGACCTGAATCGCTGTCTTAAAGATTTGAGTAAAGTTTGATTGTACAGTTGCATCAAAGCTAATCGGTGTAGGAGATACTCCACCTTCAACATCGGCAAAACCAGCAATAGTTAATTCCTGATCATTGGCGATTGCACCAGCAGTTGAACCAACACCACGAACAAGAGTGGCAACGTTAGTGCCATTGTCGTAGGCTGTTACACGCATCGTCTCACCAGTGGCAGGGTTGTACAATAATGTACCAGCAACAACTAACGGAGTGTTAGTAGCGTCTGTTCCCAAAGTGATTGATGTTGCTCCAGCGGCAACCCCAGCAGGTACTGACACAACACGATCTGGTAATTCATCACGGAAGTGTTTAAACTCTGGGTCATTGGTTGATTCACTAGCTGCCATTGATAACAACGCTTGTAAAGGCGCACTACCATTTGGTTCTAGCAACGTGTATAATTCACGATAGTTCTTGGGACGGAAGTCTGTTGAAAACTCGCCTGTCCCTCTTAGTCCTTGAATAGCTGGCATAGCTAATTCCTTTCCTTAATAGGGTTAAAGTTTTAAGTGGCGAACATCTTTTGCTGTTGATGGATAAACACATCTAGCTAAGAGCATTCAGAGCATTCCATTTCCTGTTTGAAGCCGTAGCGTCAGAAAAGTCTGCGTATATTAAGTAAGGCCTTGGCGTTACAAATTAAGCATAAAAAGAAAGGGAATGACTTGTCATCCCCTTTTTTAAAGTTTCTCGGTCACAGGAGTCTTTAGCCCCTATAAATTCATTGTAACATAATAGTTTTTTATTACACCATGTTTTTTTGTTTCATGATTGTATCTGTCATTGCGTCGATGTCTGTTTGTTGCTCATCAACGGCTGGGGGATTTGTATTGTCTGCTCCAGGTGCAGGTGCTAAGTTTCCTGTAAAGGCTTGACGACGCTCTGCAATTCCACGAAGACGCTCCAACTCAGGACCAGCTTGAACGTTCTTAAAGTCTGTTGCTAAAGTCCTGACCAGATTGTAATCGAGTAAGTCCCATGTGTCATACCCACGCGTTTGTGTGAATGTCATGAAGTCTTTTTCAGCTTCGTCGGGGAATTGAAACTCGTTTTGTGCGCGCTGTAAGTTATTAATGATCTGCTGTTTACCAGCATCTGCATTAGTTGCTTGTGCTTGTTGTAGTTGTTGGTTGGCAACTTGAGATGTTTGCTGACCAGCAGTAGCCATCCCTTGGACAAGTTGGGTAAGCTGTTGGACTTGGTCTTCTAAGTTTTTAGAGTTTGCCATTGCTTGCTTGTACATTGGAGGTAGGGTTACGGCGTTTGTTTGCTCCCACTCAGCCATCTCTGCCTCAAGATTTTGACCAGATTGGTTGCCAGTTTGTGTCTCTACTGTTTGGTTGACACGTTCTGGTGTTTGGTTTGGTTGAGGGTTCTGCATTGCTTGTGCACCCATCTCAGGGTTGTGGGCGTATGCTTGTAAAGATGCTTGAAGAAGTTGAGTTAAGGCTTCGTCGTTTAAGTCGTGGCCTTCTGCCTTGGCTTGCTCCCTCAAGGTGTTTAGAAGTTCAACTGATCCCTTGATTGGGGCAATTTTTGTTTG